AAATGAAAAAGAACATGGGGCGCGAAGGCGCCGAATCCGTAGAGTCGGCACAGGTGGCTGATTCTGAAATGGAAATGACTGCCAAAGGCAAAAAGAGGGCTCCCAAAGCCGCTGATTCTGAAATGGAGATGGAAATGGACTCTGAAGAAGAGTTTAAAGAACCGCCTAAATCCAAAAAAGTTCCCTCACCTCAAACGGAAGAAGAGGAGAATGAGGAGGAAGATGAAGAGGAGAATGAGGAACTAGAAGAAGGCTTCAAAGAGGGGGGTAGCAGAAAAGTAGCCCCAGGGGCTAATGGCCAAAAGGTCCAAGTAGTTCAGGAAGTTTACAAAGAAACCAAGAAAAAAGCTCCCCCTAAGGAAGTGGAGGAGGAGGAAATGACCGATGACATGATATCGGAAGACGATGAAATGGAGTTTGATGAGGTCAGTCACAAAGTGTCCAAAGGCGGAAGGGTGTCGTTTGGGTCTCACTCCTCTGGGGAGGGTGATAAGGTGACCGGTAGGTCAAAAACCGCCCGTTCAACTGATGATGGATATGCTGACCGCCAAAAGGTTGGAAAGTCCAGTGAAGAAGATAGGGATGGAGTTACTAGCGATTCCGAACAGGATGAGGATAGGGTGGACACTGCATCAAACTCTGAGCAAGACAAAGACAGAGAAAAAACTGCTAAGTCTGAAGAGGGAGACGACAGTGAAGACTCCCGCTGGGCAGGGCAATCAAAGGCACGCAAAAAGGTCATGAACAATGACCAATACGACGACGATGACTCTGACTACGAAGAGAAACAAGGTGCAGGTGTTTCCGACGGAACAGATCCTCACGGTAGAGATGGCGGCCCGACCAAAGTTTCTAAGTTGTCTGAAGAAGACCCAGATAACGTAGAGATGGCGGTAGATGTCAAAAACGTAAAAGGTAGCAAAGCCAGAGTAATCTACAACTCCTCAGGAGAGAAAAGAGCAGCTGTTAAAGGTGGCCACGTTAAAGAGCCAAAGAAAGCTAAGACCTCTAGCGGTTCTGATGCCCGTGGGCGCAGTGGTGGACCAACTAAATTCCCAGTCAAGTCTGAGGAAGAGCCGGACAACCTGGAGATGGCCGTAGACCTGGAAGACGCAACCCAGAGTAAAAAGGTCAGGGTTGTAAGGCAGAAAGCTGGAGACAAAGCTACAAGCTACGCAGAGGGTTGCTCAAAAGGCCGCAAGAAAGACCCGATGACCTTGACCGGCAAAGGTTCCACCTATCGCGAAGACGAGATGGTTGTAGAAGAGTTCGGCGGTATGGGCTCCATGGCACAAGCTAAGCCTATGGGAATCGCTGAACAGGTTTACGAGGAACTTAAGGCTGTAAGAGAGGAGAACGCTCGCTTAAAGCGTGAGTTCGAAGAGCAGAAGATGCTCAGCAGAAAGCAAAAGATTGCTCATTTTATTGAGAATCTTTACGGGGAAGGTAAACTGACCGATGCAGTTATCCCTCAGGGAGAACTTCAAAACTTCTGTGAAGGGTTAGAGTTTGGCACCCTTGAGTTCGCAGAAGGTGAGACCCCGACATCTAGACTGCTTGGTATTCTAAATAGGCTACCTAACATGGTTTATTTCCAAGAAGTGGTCAGCAATGAGAAGTTTGAACCTGAGGAAGAAGAAATGACTCCTCACGAAAGAGCTATCAAGATGGTCAAGAATGGTGAAGCCTCCGATTACTTAGAAGCCATTAAAATGGCCATTCCCTGGTCCTCTGCTGGTTGATACATGGACCTCCTCTCTTTAATAGGCACCGCCACAAAAAAGAGGGGGGGTTATTTTTCGCAGGCTAAAGATTTGGCTAGAAGGGCTAAAACTGTTGACAAGTTGGAGTCTGTCATGAGGGCAGAGTCTAAAGTCTTAGTTGAGGCCCTCCGAGATAAACAAATCCGCTGGGAAGAATACTCCCGAACCCTTATTGATAAGACTATAGTGTCTGCTCTAGCCGGAGTCTATTTAGGGGCGTCTGATTCTAAACCGTCAGAGAAGATGCAAAAAGCTTGGCCCAGTGTGGTAGGAAATTTACTACCCCCCTTGACAGACTTCTTGAATCAAACCCAAGAAAGGATTGAATCAGGAACCCTATTACTGGGCCAAAAGACTTTTGATTTCGTGGATTTTGACCCTGAGATAATGTATGATGACCCTGACTATAACCCCGACGCTGAGGAAATGGACCCAAACTCTCAAGGCATAGGGAGGTCATGGTTGGGAGTATTTTCCAGAGTTATACGATACTTGGCTAACCCTTCCTATTCATTTTTCTCTTTAGGTCAATACTACGTTAGAGAGGAGCAAGGATTTAAAGAAATGCGTAGGATCGCTCGACTCGATAAAAAGACTTGCAAAGATTGCATTCAACTGAGCAAGTTGGGTTGGCAACCTATAGGAACTTTGCCTATGCCTGGTCAAGATTGCAGATGCTACGACAGATGTAGATGCTCCATGGACTACCGATAGACTTAAGAGTCCTGAGGGGTAAAACTAACTTGAACAGACTCGGTAAAAAACAAGTCCGAGAGTAAACCAATTGATGACCCTCTATTAATAACAAAAATGAGTCTAAACATTTCACCCGTCTACGCAAAGCAGTACATTCGCTATGCAGAGACCTACGAAGCTGCTACCGATGATGAGGCAAACACTGTTGGTGTTGTAGAAATTGGTGAGTATTGCGTTGTTGCCGCTGCAACTTATGCAGGAGCTAACAAGTGCTGCGCACCTGGAGACTTGACCGCTTTTGCTGGTGAAGCACTCGGTGTCAACCAAGCATACATCCCCAAGTCTTCCGAACAGCCTCAAACTGCCCGTCAAGCCTCTGTGGCTACTAGCGGCATGCTAATTGTTAAAGTGGCTCCTGGAGCTGCTGCTATTGGTATTAACACCCAACTCGAAGTAGATGACGCAGGCCGCGCTGTTGCCGCTGGCGATGGCACTGCCGTTACCGTCAACGGAACTACCCCCATGGTAAGGGAAGTTGTTGAGATCGGCGGAACCAAGTTCGTTAGCGTCACATTCAACTGACTTCTACTGGGAGTCATCCTTAAGCAAAGGGGCCTTTCGAGGCCTCTTTTTTTTGTCCCTTTGACTTTATTTAACTGCAAGACACAATGGGTATAACTACAGTGACCTCTTGAAAAAGAGGTTTTGAAGTCAAATTAACAACATAGGTACATCATTATGATGAATCTTCAACAGACCTATGCTGGCGTAGATCCGATTCTGACTACGCTTGCACAAGGTTTCATGCTACCGTCTACCAACATCGCGAATCAATAAGGTTCCCTCCAGGGGCGACCCTGGTAGGAAAATCGGGTGAATTGCTGGGACACCTGACGGCTTCAGAATTGACTTCTCTGAAGCACAAGGCAATCAGCAGCCAAGTTTACTTAGGGTGTCTATTTACTACAATAGAATTAAGTAAAAAGGTTCAACGACTAGAAAGTGACTGACCCAAGAATAACCTTTCCACGAGCGCCCGAGTCTTCTAGGCACTTTTTAAGATACACCAAACTAATACTATCTCGACCTCAAAGGAACTTAGTTAAAGAGCCCGGGTTTCATGTTCATCACATACTACCCTTATGTATGGATGGGTCTGATGACATAGGCAATTTAATTAAGCTAACCTACCGAGAACACTATTTGGCCCATGTTCTACTTTACCTATCGTTCCCAAGCATTAAAAAACTAGGGAAACCGATAAACTGCTTCAAATCTTCCGCTAAAAACTCAAGGGTCTACGAAAAAATAGCCCATCACGAACACTCCCCAGAAACTCGCAAAAAGATAGGGGAATCCAACAAAGGTAAGCCCCGACCACGGAGAATACCGATGAGTGAAGAGGAGAGGAAAGAAAGAGCAGAAAGGGCAAGAAGTAGGAAATGGACCAATAAGTCCAAGGAAAAACTAAGGAAGAAAGCCTTACCTAAGCCGACCATAGAGTTTGCTCTTAGGGCTGCCAACTCTCCAGAGAGAGAGATAGAACAAAGGGTAATAACCCCCGTGCTAATAAAGAAGTTTGGTTACAATACGACTACTTAAAATCCGTTTGGCTAAGAAACGGGAAATGCGGAGCCCGAAAACTTTTCTCCCTGACTAAAGTAGGGAGGAGTTTCCTCTCATTAAGAGTAATCATTAAAAAGTTTCAAGAAGAAGAAGATATAGTCTGAACTCTACAGAAATGTAGAGAAGCAGAGGATAAAGAGCCTCTGTGATAACAACTGTTTATTGCACCTGTTGTAGACACCCCTACTCGTGCTGGTAGGATTCTTCGCTTCGGTAAGGAGCAATTTGCCATTAACGACTTCCGTCGTGCGTATGGCACCAACATTCCGTATGTTCAAAGCCGTTACGACTCGGAGCCCTATGCTCTAGAGCAAGAAGTAGTGGCCTGGGAACTGCCGGAAGAAGTGATTGAAAACGCTGGCGAAGGTTGTTTGGCCCTCGCTGTGGCAGCTTAACCACAAATCAATCGGGTGAACTGCTGGGACCCCTGAAGGCTCTAAGAGCACAAGGCAATCAGCAGCCAAGTTTACTACTTCGGACCATAACCTATAATGGTTGTAGTAAAAAGGTTCAACGACTAGATGGTGAGTTCCGAAAACAATAACCCATCCACGAGTGCCCGAAGCAACGTGAAGTGCCACTACCAAAACAAATACGAGAAGTGGTATTGGAGTCTAATCGAGAAGTACGAGAAAAGAGACTACCTCCCAGAACACTACGAGAAGCACCACCCCGTCCCTAAGTCTTTATGGCCAGAAGGATGGAGACACAGAGAGATAGAAGCTACTGTTTGTGTATCCCACAGGGAACACTTCATCCTTCACCTTCTCCTGTTCAAGTGTGGGTTCAGTATACTGGGCGTGTCTAGGTTCGTTCTCAACTTCTCCAGAGGCAAACAAAAAGGAGAAGCGTACAGCAACTCCCCCAAGTTCTGGAAGTCGGTTTACGACAAACACAACGTACCCCACAACAAAGGTAAGATGCAAGATCCACTGTGGTCAGTGGCAGACTACTTCTACTGGGTGTGGAAAAACTTGCTCCCTACCAACAACAAAGGTACGGGAAGCGGTTACCCCGGAAACGGATATAGGAACTTGATGAAAGCCACTGGAGAGAATAAGGAGAAGACCTTGAAGAACATGGTTACCAGGTTCAGAAAAGGTTGGATTCCAGAGGAAGACCCGTACTGGTTAGACAACGTTGCTAAGATATAGTCTGAACACTGCCGAAATGCAGTGAAGTGAGGGATAAAGAGCCCCCACGATAACATTTTGCCTGCACAAGTAGACCTGCGTGCGATCGAAACTCGCAACGCAATGTCTCGCCTCATGAATAGCTATGAGTACACTGTATCTCAAGCTATCTCTGTTACCAGCACCTACAACCCATACGAGCCTAACACTGGCGCAGGAAATCAAGACGGCCTCGGGTTCGAGACTTGGACTGCTTTTGACACTGCTTACGGTACCGCTGCTGGCCCTGCTGCATGGTCCTCTGGGTCTTCAAACCCCATTGCAGACATTCTAACCTTGAAGCGTGCTGTTGCCAACCAGATTGGTATTCGCCCGAACTCGATGGTTCTTGGGACCGCTGTATTCGACCAGCTGTTGACCAACCAAGCAATCCTTGAGCGCATCAAGTATACCACTGCCGACAGCATCAACACTGACGTGCTTGCACGTTACTTTGGTCTTGAGCGTGGTCTACGTGTTGCAGAAGGTCGTTATCTTGCTGCTGACGGCTCACTGTTGCCGGTATTCCCAAGCAACGGTATCTTGCTGTTCTACAGCCCCAACGGTCCTTCCGACTCCATTATGCCTGCTGGTGGTGCTAACGCTGCTACCCCTGCTTTCGCTTACACCTATCAGCTGACCGGTACCCCCTCTGTACGCCCTGAGTACTACATTCGTGAGCGTAGAGTAGTTCGCGCAGAAATCACTATCGAGCGCGTAGTCAACTTGGTTGGCCTTGGTGCCTCTGGTCTTATCGGTTCCGGCGCTATGATCACCGACATTCTTTCTTGAACTAGAAAGATAAAGGAGGTGCTCAAATGGCTATTCTTAGACCGTTAACTAAAGCTCAGTACGAGGTTTCTTTAGTAGCTCCCGGTGGTCCAACACTGATTGCTACATTCACTAAATTTAGCGGAATTAAGGATTCCTCTGACAGCAGTGAATATGCCAATGGCACCGGTAACCGTAAATACCATGTCGTTGGTCCACGGACTGCTGACAATATCACTCTTACTGCCCCGTACGACCCGCTGATTTACAAACAGTTAGAGGCCTACTGGCTCTCTTACAACTGCGATGAGATCACCGTAACTATCACACCGCGTGATTGTGTAGGAAACGGCTCTGCCCCGGGTGGAGGTCAGTACACTTGCTACGGATGCAGGTTCGTCTCTATTACAACCGCTGATGTCGACCGTGAAAGCGGAGACGTTCAGGAGATTGAAGTAGAGTTTACTGTTAATACTTGGGACAGAACTTGACCCAAGGTTATCCACAAGGCCCCCGCAAGGGGGCTTTTTCGTTTCTGGGTAAAACCAATACATTGGAGACTGTTATTTAAATGAAGACGACTTTTGGCTCAGGGGTCATTGTGACCAGTAAGTGGCTAAATGGAGCCAAGGAAATAAGTTTTGACGGTCAAGACCTTGATTGGCATTATGAACCATTGGGGTTAAATTCTCTGGTCACGACAGGGCCCAATGGTTTAGATACAAGGTTTTTGACACTTAGCACGGCTCAACCAACTCTCTCTCAAAATGGGGAACTTATCTCAGGGGCCCCCATCTCAGGCCAAAAAGTAGTTACAGGTAAGTGGTGGTTTGGTTACCCGGCCGTTCCCTCAGAGAACTCCAATGTAAACCCTTCCAACATCCCTGAGAACGCACCAAAAAGCTATACGACGAACGACAAATACAACTATGCGGACGGGGTCCCTGGTCCCACGATTGCGCAGAAGTTTGATTTGATGGATGACGAGGATTTGGTTACCAAGAAGATAGTTTTTGACCAGTTTGAGGACCTTGTTATTGACAACGGGGAATACTGATAGGGAATAGACATGGCAAGATATGCACCGTTGCCCCTTGTTTCGATTGATCCCAGAAATGAGGCTCAATTAGTACAAGATGCCGCACAAAGAGTTTACGAGGCCTCCAATGGAACTCTGAATGACTTTAGCTC